TCGTATCTATGAGACACATTATCATACCACCACTTTGAGGCAGCGATTATTAGGACTTTTACCTGTGCCATAATCACGCCTTAGTGTTGTGAAGTTTGAGATATCAAATCAAATTTCGGATTGGGTAATGCTAAATCAGCTTTACTTATTCCTATTTAGACAAATTAATTTTTTGACAATTTTTTGAGCGATTCTCTCAAAATTTTTGAGCCACCAATACGAACATTGATAATACCATTATAGTAATCATCAGTCTCTAAAACTTTTCTTTCAAACTGTTCTTGTGCCTCTATATAACTTGCAACACCTCTACTAGGACAGTAGTATAGTATTTCTCTAGTGAATCTATGTTCACCTAGTTTAATTACATCATCTTGTAATTGTTCAGACGAACCCCAATAAGTTTTCCAATCACTTTCTTTTGTGCCTCGTCTTTTATTCTTTCGACCTTTGAGTGGTTTCTTTGTAGTTTTGAATTTTGCTAACTTCTTACCTACATACTTCTTATCATTATTAAGATTAGTTATTAAATAAACAAAAGCTTCACAATCTTCTGGCAGTTCTTCAACTACTTTACCTTCATAGGTCCAGTTAGTCCCAGTTTTCATCTATATCTGTTATCGTTTCTTCATGTTCTTCATGTTCCTCACCACAGAATGGACAAAACTGCTCAATATAATCTTCTGGTAAATCATGTTTTACAATATAATTAGCAGAGCAGTTATCACATACTGTCTTTAGATTGGGATTTGATGTCATAGTTTAAATCCTTTAAATGTTTCTGTTTCTACATCTTGTTTAATACCACCGACAACATAACTTTCTATTTCAGTTTCTTGTGGTGCATTTTGTAGACCACGACTATTCAACCAATGTTGAGTCCATGGTAATGGATTGTTGTTTGATGGTTGGTCATAAACTCCTTTTAGACCAATTGCCTTCATTCTTTTATTTGCCATAAATTCTACATACTGATTTAATAATTTATCATTTAGACCAATCATAGAACCTTCTTTAAACAAGTATGTTGCCCAAGCTTTTTCTTGTTCAACAGCAGTATTATACATTTCATAAACAAGTGGTTCACACTCTTTCATAATGTCTAACATTTCTTCATCATTTTCGTTTCTACGATAGTTATTTATGATGTTTTGTGATACTGCAAGATGTAAGTTCTCATCTCTTGCGATTAAAGATATAATCTTAGCACTACCTTCCATTAATTTTAATTCACCAAATGCAAATGAACAGGCAAATGAAACATAGAATCTTATGCCCTCTAATATATTAACATTAATAAGTGTTAGATATAATAGTTTTTTCATTTCTCTTAAAGTACCTTTACCATTTAAGTGATATTGATGAGCATATGTAATAAACTTATCGTATGCCTCTGTTACAGTCTCAGCTCTTGCCATAATCTCTGGTGTTTCAACAATAGTATCTAGAACAGCAGTAGGATCAGGATAAACATTTTTCATTATGTAAGTATATGAACGACTATGTATTGTCTCACTAAAGTCCCATGCAACTAACATAGATTCTAATTCTGGTAAACTACAAAATGGTAAGAATGCCAGACACGGTCCACGACCTTGTACACTATCTAATAATGTTTGATATTTTAAATTAGATGTAAAGATATGTTTCTGTTCATCTGATAATTGTTGAAAATCGTTTCTATCTTTCTGTAGAGATACCTCTTCTGGTCTCCAAAAGAATCCTAGTTGTTGTTGATTTAACTTTTCAAAGATAGGATATTTCTGTTGGTCAAATCTTTGTGTGTTAGGTTCTTCTCCGAAAAACATAGGTTGTTTTAGCCAATCTACCTGCTGTGTGTTAAATACTTTAGACATTATATGGCACACGCCTCGCAATATTCTTGATAATCTTCATCTGTTTTAAATTCCTCTCTGGTCTTTGTACTATCTTTTACATCATCATGCCATCCGACAGGATGTGTAGGTTCTTCTACATCTTGTTTTGCGTCATATGTGTTTTGATAATAGGATGTTTTCCATCCTAATTTATATGTAGTTAATAAGTCATTTGCCATTACTGACACAGGCACCTCGCCGTCTTTATAGTTCTCTGGATTATAACTCCAGTTTCCACTTATCGCTTGGTCAAAGTATTTCTGCATAACAGAAATTGTATTAATGTAACCTTCATTACTTTTCATATCCCATAACAATGTGTAGAAATTCTTTAGTCGGTTGTAATCAGGAACTATTTGTTTGAGCGTTCCTTTTTTACTTTTTTTAATTGAAAGATAATCACGAGGCGGTTCAACACCGTTCGTAGCATTTGAGACAACCGAACTACTCTCTGACGGCATTTGAGCTGAGAGCGTACTGTGTCGGAGACCGTGGTCTTTAATATTCTTCCGTAAAGTATTCCAATCATAACTGTACTTTCTTTTGACTATATCGTCAACATCTTTTTTATATGAATCAATTGGCAGAATGCCATCACTATATTTAGTTTTATCAAAATACTCACAAGCACCTCTTTCTTTTGCTAATGTATTACTTGATTTCAATAGATAATACTGAAATGCCTCTGTAATCTCATCAACTAACATCCATGCTTCTTTATTATCATACTTAACTTTATTCTTTGCAAGATAATGAGCAAGACCAATGTAACCAATACCTAAACTTCTTCTTGCAAGAGTAGATTTTTCTGCAGCCTTAACAGGATACTTTTGATAGTCTATAATTTCTTCTAATGATCTTACAGATAAATCACATAGTTCCTCTAGTTCTTCTTTATCTTTAATTAAACCTAGATTGATAGCAGATAAAATACATAAAGCAATTTCACCTTCTTCATCATCAATATGTTTAATTGGTTTAGTAGGTAATGTAATCTCTTGACATAGATTTGACATATAAACTTTATCTTTAAATGATGAATGAGTATTACAATGATCTATATTCATAATGTAAATACGACCTGTCTCTGCTCTTTCTTTAAGTAAGTCCATAAACAAAGTCTGTGCTCTTATTTTCTTTTTACTAATAGATGTTTTTCTTTCATACTTTTCATACATCTCATCAAACTCTGGCATACCAAACGCTTCATATAAACCAGGTGTTTCGTGTGGTGAGAATAAAGTTATTTCTTCATCTTGAATAAATCTCTCATAAAATAATTTAGATACTTGTATAGAGTAATCTAATTTTCGTACTCTATTATCCTCTGTACCTTTATTGTTTTTTAAAACTAATATATCTTCTATTTCTTGGTGCCAGATTGGGAAGTGAACTGTTGCTGATCCGCCTCTAACTCCGTTTTGTGTACAGCAACGAACTGTTGCCTCAAACTTTTTGAGAAACGGAATGACGCCAGTATGCTGTATTTCGCCTCCCCGAATCTTCGAGTTGATGCCTCTAATTCTACCAGCATTGATTCCGATACCAGCCCTTTGGGCAACATAGCTACCAATAGCCATATCGGAGCTAAAGATACTAGGCAAAGTGTCGTCGCTATCGACCAGAACGCAAGAAGCAAACTGCCTAAGAGGAGTTCGAACACCTGCCATAACAGGCGTAGGAATATTGATTTTGAATCTGCTAATCGCCTCATAGTATTTCTTAACATATTGTAACCTACTTTCTTTTGGATACTGAGCAAACAATGTTGCTGATATCATCATGTACATAAACTGTGGTGTTTCAAATATTTCACCATTACTTCTATCTTGTACAAGATATTTATCCATAACTTGTCTTAGACCTGCATAAGTAAAATTATAATCTCTTTCATGGTCTACCCACATACCCATTCTATCAATCTCTGCTTCTGTATAATTATCTAAGATTTCTTCATCATACATACCCTTTTCAATACATACTTTAATATGATTTAAAAATTTTGGGTGTTCCCATAATCTATGAAATAGTTTTTTTCTTAGAGAAAATAGTAATAGTCTTGCTGCGACATACTGGTAGTTAGGACTTTCTAAACTTATTAAGTCATTAGCAGACTTAATCAAAATCTGTTGTATGTCCTCTGTTGATATTTTATCAAAGAATTGTATACCACTATTCATTTCAACATGAGAAGCACTAACACCTGTTATACCCTCTGTTGCAAACCCTACCATTGAGTGAATCTTATCAATATTTAAGGCTTCTAGACCTCTTCCGTTTCTTTTATTTACATTAATTTGTTCGTTAGAGACCATGTCCGTTAAATACCTTTCCAGTTGTTAATATGTTGTAGTGCTGTTAATCCGCAATATGTGTTACTACTTATAAGAGTTTGTATCTCTGTTGATGTTTTTCCTGAGATAATTATGTCATTAATATCTTTATATTTCAATGTTTTTGGCCACACAACCAAATTAAATTTTTTATCAACAGCACTCATCATACGGTCTATAATTTCTTTGTTTCTAGGTTCATTATCAAATATCATTGTGCATTGTTCATGATTTATTTTAATGTTAGCGTCTGCACCTGCAAGAGCAATAGCGTTATCTAAAAATAAACTATCAATAGGACCCTCAGTAATCATTACAGGTTTATTTAAATCTAATCTATCAAGACCATATATCTTTTGTTTTGTATCATCAAACTTAATAGTTATATACTTAGGTTGTTCTTTACCAAATGCACGACCTTGAAAAGCAAAAAAGTTACCCTCTCTATCATAAAAAGGTATTACAACTCTAGGGTGGTCATCTCTTAAACTAGGAAACTTATTAGGTATAATACTATTAGTCCATTCATAAAATTTAGGACAAAAATAAAACTTATCCCAATGTTCTTTAGGTATCAGTCTTTTGTAAACAAATTGTTTTGCTGGGTGTGTCTGTACTAACTTGTCAAAACTTACTAACTCATCTAGTGTTCTTTCGTGAGCTGTTTTATTCTTTAATATTTTAGATGGTGTAAAGTCAAACTCTGGTTTTTCTTCTTGTACTTTACCATCTTTAAATCTTTCAAAGATATATTCTTTATGCATAGTAGGATCTAGAAACTTAATTAGATTACCTAGTGTCTGACCCATACCACAATTATGACATTTGAAAAACATATCAGTTTTTTTACGATAGACAAAACCTCTAGCCTTTGATGATGATTTCTTAGAATCACCACAATGAGGACATCTAAAGTTATATAAAAAGTCTGATTTTCTTTTAAATTTTTCTAGTCTTGTGGATAATAGATTGAGAAACTTGATATCAATATACGAGGACATGAACACATTATAACACTATATAATGGTAAAGTCAAGCGATTAGAACATTTTAAATAACGGACTATCAGGATTAGACATCATGAGTCCAATAATAATAGAACCACCGATTATCACCCAACGCCACTTCTCTAACACCCCTACTCTTTCGGATAATTGAGTTCTTACCATTCGTATTTCGTTTAGTAATTTAGTTTCTGATTGATATTGTAGTTCTCTTAATTCTCTACTATTAGTAGTTATTCTGGAGTGTAATTCTTTGAGGTCAGTATCCCATTCTTTTCTTCGGGACTCTAAAGTAATAAAGATATCATCATCTGTTTGTTCTGCTCTTTCTAACTTTGTTTGTTGTTGAGCAATCATACCTTTAAGTGATACAGTTATTTCAGTTAGTTTATCTACAGCGACTTCTAATCTTTGATGAATGAGCTCACCAGTCTTAGCGTCTTTCTTTAATAATGCTATTTCTGTTTTAAGTTTTTCTAGGTCTGACATACTTATATTTATTCTTACTCGGATTCATAGTATTCTTTATAAGATAATATAATCTGTCTTTGTTCTGCTAATTTGTTTCGTATGTCTGCAAAGTTAAGTGCTAACTTTTCATAACCTGTATCAGTTAATGCAAACAAAGCATAGTCACCATTCTTATCGTTTTTTATTTTTTCAAATACTTCATCAGCGTTATCTTTTGTAATAATAATCCAATCAATATCTTGTAATTCTAAAGGAGCAGGATTCTCTATTGCTAAAGGTTCTCTTTTCTGTTCTATACTGTAAGTCTCTAAAACTTTTACACCAGCAGCACAACTACTTAGTAGTATTGCTATCAGGCCAAAAACTAGGACATTCCCTATTTGGTGTACCATTTAACTCCTCCTCTGTTAGTGGACTACCAGACGCAATCTCCATACATCTAGCAGCACTATCACTTGCTTTGTTTATGATCTTTTCTACAAGACCAGGTTTGTTTTCTGCAAGATTACCAATATCATGCTTACCTAATCTTTTATTCAATGCGTCCCTATCTGCTTCTAGTTTATCATTTAGTTCTTCTATTGTTTTAAGTGTAGTTCTTATTTGTTTTAAATCTTTTGTTTGTTGTTCAATGACTGCCTTTTGATCGTCAACGGCAGATTCTAATTTGATTGCATTTGTTTTTAGAATAGCGTTGTCTTTTTGTAGTTTATTAACATACAAATATCCGCCACCTGCACCTGCAAGTAGTATGAAGATCAACGCTATTCTTAATTGTAACATTATTTAATCTTTGCGTTTACTTTACGGTGTTTGTTCCAAGCCATGAAACCACCTATTCTTAAAGACCAATATGCTAAATAGTTCATTAAGTAAAAACCATTTATTTCTATATTAATATCTCTAAAAATTTGATCTGCTTTCTTTTGACTAATAACACCCATAGTATCTTTTTTGTTCTCACATAGTAAAGTTTCGTACTTATAAGCATAGTCGTGTACTAGACCACCCATTAAAAGAACTCCGACTGGTGATAAAAACATATGCAAGAATTTAGGTATACTTGCACCATCGAATTTAAATCCAGCAGGTATGACATACTTTTGTTTGTTTATTTCATATTCAAAGTCTTTTGCAATTTCCCAATGTCTAACACCAAGTAACCACATTTTTATCATTCTGAAAAATCCTTTGCCTTTTGTAGCAATCTTAATAGGTTTTAACATAGGATAATCTGAATATTTGAAATTAACTCTATTATCAACTTTCTTATCAAAAAGATTGACAATAAAACCTATGATAATTAGTGCAATTAGTATTGACCATTGCCAGAACTTCATAGCTAAAGTTATTAATATTTCCATTTTACTTCCTTATTTCTTAGCCTTTTTTAACGATAGAGATAATACCCCATACGATAGCAGCCCACGCTAAAATATTAACGAAAGGACCACCTAATACGATTAGGAGACCAAGTGCAATTAATGAAGCACCTGACCATGTTGATATCTCTTTTACTCTTCCTTTTAACCATTCCATTTGATTGTTCTCCTTTATTTCATCACCGCCCCAACCTGCCATTTCAGGATAACGATAATCTGTTATTTTTTCAGTTCTTTCATCCATTTTTCTCTCACCTTCTTTACATTCTCTTTTTTTCTTAACGGATTAAGACTTGCTATAGGTTTTAAATAACTTGTGGCAGGAACCTGCAATCCCATAGCATATTCTTTAACGAAATCTTTATATGTTTTAGACATCTAGCCTTTAGAAGCACGAACCTTATCTGCAAGGTCTTTATCTGCTTTGCCCCATGTTCCAGATGATTTAGTTACAAAACTATTTACTCTAGCAAATGCCCATTGTTGTTGCGTTGTGCCAGGTCTATGTCCACCTTTCCA